TCATTCCTGCTTCGGAGTATAATGCTAAAAATTCTTCCATTAATTATTTCCATTGCCTCTTATTATAGACTCTACCTTTGCACAAACTTCCATAAATCCAATTACTTTGATTTTTTCTTTTTTCGTTTCCAGCTTAACGGATTTAGGTTTAAGCCTAGTTCCTTTTGATACCATTGTAACTCCTCTTCCATTTTTTCATATCTAACACGTTCTTCAGATATATGTTTTGAAACAAGTTCGGATATTTGATCATTAGCTTCAGCCATCCTTTGTTCCAGTACTGTGATACGATTTTCGACACGCCAAGCTGCGTATACAAGTCCACCAACAAGTACCAAAAGCTGACCCAACCACTTAATATTAATAGAGAGGGCGAGATTGTCATCAATGACATCGCCTCGTATGCTTCTAGCGGTTTTAGGCTTTCCATCTATAGACCCATTAGCCATCTAACTACCAATATAAACATCCAAATGAATCCAGTCACACCTAACCAAAAATATATTTCTTTATCTTCGTACACGACTTACCATTTCATATCGATTGTGATAATAGCACCATAATTCACCATCGTATAATTTTACATACCAATGTAGAGAACTATCAGAATCTATTATCTCATTAAAGATTGTTGAATTATGATTTGTAGTATCAGGATCTAATGAATAGCCTGATATGTAAGAACCCCTACATCCCATACTAAAAGCAAATACACATAGAGTTAAAATTGAAACTATGTATATGCTTAAACTTATTTTTATTTTTTTAACTAAAAATTTATTCTTCAACTATCTCAACTTCTTCTTTTTCTAAATCTAATTTTAAAGCATCAACAAAAGCTTGTTTTCCAAAACGCAATTGAGTAAGATTAAATTCAGAACTACTTATTTTCCTATCCAAATCAGATATATGATTAATCATCATTTTTTGATTATCAGTTAAATCAGATTCTTTGTATTCTTTATCAAAAAGTTTTATAGGCTTTTCTTTTTGTTTTTCAGCCATTATTAACTCCTATTTGTTATTCGTTGTATTTATTTTTTATCTTTATAAGATTTCTTTACATCTTCATCAAATAATGCTTCTGCAATTTTTTTAACTATTGCATCCTCTGAAGATAAATCTGTTTCTGGATTAATAAAATGAGTAGAAAAACTTGCACCACCAACTTGATTATCACCATCCCATACAGTAGTTGAAGTTTTTACTTCAATTATGTAGCTTCCTTGTTGAGCATTAACTACTTCAACGGAGTACACTTTTTCTTTTCTTTTTAAAGCCATATTTATACCTCTATTTAGTTTCTAATTCTTTTACTCTAGCGGTTAAAGCATCAATCTGTGCAGATAATTCTTTAATCGCTGACACATACAAAGTGTCCTTTTCAGTAATTTTTGAAATATAATATTCAGCACCATCATCTTTAACTAAATTATAAAAATCATCTTCGTCAGTTGCAGTTGATTTTCTAGTCCAAAATGGATCAACCTTTTCAACCTCTTGAGCTATAAAACCTCTCTGAGTTCCTTCTCTTAGCTTTGTTGAAACTTTATGTTCAAATGTTACTGGTCTAAGTGCATTGATTGTGTCAAGTCCTCCATTATAATCTTTTATATTCTTTTTAAATCTCTCATCTGATATTGAACCTATTGCAGTATCAGTTCCAGTTAAGTCTCCATTACCAGCGATTCTAAAATGAGGAGTTAGACTATCTCCAGAATTTGTGCTAAAAGTTAAATCACCTTCTAAAGTTCCACCATCATTTTTAACAGTAGATAGAATGGTGGCTAATGTATTTGCTGAACCATATCCAGCAACAGCAGCACTTCCAACTTGATATATATATCCACATACTCGATTTTGAACCTCACCAACTCTTGTAGCTATATAACAATTTCCATCATCTGCCTGACCAAATACTGCAGCAGTTTCAGTTGTATCAGCGTGAACATCTAAGGTTACTGCTGGAGCAACTTCCCCAATCCCTACATAAGAACCATTTGGTTGCAAAGCTAAAGGTCTATATGCTGTGCCATGTTCTACAACTCCATAATAACCGTAATTACTAGCATTATTTACACCCCAGTAATGTCTTAATTCCCCAGACGAATCTCCACCAACTGTCATAGCTATATTGCCATTTTCATCTGTATCATCAGTTGTATGCTTTACATGGAAAGTTGCTAATGCTCCAGTAGTACCTATTCCAACATTTCCACTAGAATCTATTCTCATTCTTTCTGTGTTATCAGTATGGAACCTCATTTGGTTACTTGCTCCCTCTCCATATATCTTCAATCCATCAGCGTCTGCAAGAATTATTCCAGCGTCTCCATGTGTGTTAATAGAAAGTTTTATTTGAGGATCGTTAGCGTGATAAATTTCTAGTTCTGAGTCTGGGTCATTTACTCCGATTCCAACTGAGCCATTTACATAAACTTTGTCTGTTGACATCTGAAGAGCAAAGGTAGTGCCATTGTCTCCATCTTTAACATTTACTAAATTTGTTGTATCACCTCCACCATCTCGATCAACGTGTAGTAGTTGCTCGTAAGATTGTGCAATTGTTTGTGAACCTAAAGCTGCCATAATAATTCTCCTAAATTATATCTTCCCATTTACGGGATTCGTTTTGCCAAGTATCTGATATGCTATTCCATAAGTCTCTGACTTTAGCAGAAACAGATGACATAGCTGTTGTAATACTTGCTATATTTGCTGAAATACCTAATCTCATTGTTAGCCTATGTAAGCTACTACTGCACCTGATGCTAAATCTATTTCAGTCCATCTACCGAAAATAGTAGCACCTTGTGGAAATGTATCTGTATTTGCTACTTCAATACCTCCAGCACCTTTGGTTGTTGTTTCTGAACCATCAGATAATCCATGTGCTGCAGCTTCAGTATTAAAATAAAGATCTGAGTCTTCTGCTACTAAACCACCAGAACTGTCAAAAGTAGTGTCTTCTAAAAATGTTATAGCAACAAATACAGAATCTGTAGGTGGGTGTGCTGCCTCTGTACTGTTTATAAAAATAGAACCTACTTGACCAAAGCCAATGTTACCTGTTTCTACTACCGAATATTTTTGTTTTCCTCCAGCCATCTTGTTTCTCCTTTCTATGCCTTACCGAGCTTGACTATTCTCATGGGCATCTTGGTTAATTAAATTATTTATCTATATTAAACATCTTCTAGTATAGCTGCTACCTGAATACTTACTGTAGCTGTGCCTTGAGCGCTAGGTTTGCCATCGGCATCTAGTGTACAAGATTTTCCATGTAGTCCTTCTACTGTAAGATTAGGTGCTTTAATCACTAACATTTCACCGTTTCCAAGTATCATGGTGGTATTTGTATTATAAGCAGCATCACCAGTAAGTGATATGCCTATTCCTTCTGTTGATGTAGTGGATATATTCTTTATTGCTACCCATTTTACTTTATCAGAAAGAGATACTGCAGATGCTGAACCTAAATAAGAATCAGATGTATCAAGTATATTAGTTCCACTATGAGTCACTGCAACTTCTGCAAACATCCAAGCATCATCGTCTCCTGATACTGGTGTGTAACTAGAAGAACCCCTTAAAGATGATTTTATATCATCCATAAAAATAGATGCTGTTAGATTTGATGTTGCTTTATCTGCCATAATTAAGCTCCTCTTTGTGGTGGTGCTCCACCAGCTAATAGTTGTAAACCTTGATTATACTCAGCTTTTAATTGTTGATACTGACCCTGCTTCCATTGATAGTCAGTAGAATGCTTTTGAATCTTTGCTGAATAATTTTGTAAATCTGCATTAAATTTTTGAATAACAGATGATACCTCTCCTTGATATTTTTGAATATCAGCAGAATAATTCTGTAGTAATTGAGCATCATCAGCTGAAGACAGCTGTGCATTTTGAATAGCTACTTGCAAACTAGCCTGATACTCTGCGTTTGCATCATTAAATTTATTTAATTCATTTTGTATATTAGCTTGATACTCACCAAGCTGTGAATTGATTTGCTGTATTTTAGCAGAAGCCAATTCAACATCTTCATCTGTGGATATAAATGTAGTTACTGATCCAAAATCTGGTGCCACTACTGGCCCAGTATACACTGGAGCTGTAGCAGTAAAAGTAACTGAATTAGAACTAAGAGTTGGCGCTGATGGTGCTACTGGTAAAACCGCATCATTAATATCAGAAGGAAGACTGGATGTTTTATCAGACATTAATCTTTGTAAACATCTAACAGCACCTCCAAGCACAAGTAACCGTTCTGCTTCTTGAGGAAAATTAACAGCTGCTGAACTTCCATGTACTATCGCTGTACTTCCATCTGTAGTAGGAATCTTTGGTACATAATGAAGATGTCCAGATGTAGCTCCACTCCCTGCAGCTCCATTTACAAAAACAGTTTCATCTTCTATATAGTATACTGGATCTGTATCGCTTGCAGCATGAATTGAAGCAGTGTCATTAAACTTAGCTTTTTGAGCACTAGATATTTGCCTAGCTGGTAAATCGCTTTTATCAACACCAAGCACTCTTTTGCCAGCTGTAGTTAATCCACCAGATGAAATAGCTGCAGTTTTTGCAACTTGTAAAAGTTTAGACGCTGGCAAGGCTGTAATTATCTCAGCACCTATATCTTGTATTGATGTTGAAATAAGATCATCATCACCTACGCTTCCTATTAAATCTTCTATTTGTGTTTTAAAACTCATTATAATTCCGTATATGTTACTGAGGGTGCATCAGCTAAACGTAAAAAGTCAACATAAACAGCTCTCATTTTTCCTAAAGCAGCAGCTCTAACATCAGAATAACTAGGAGAATAACCAGAAGGTTCTGTCCAAGTTCTTGATAAACTTGAAGCTTCAGTTAAAGAAGTTAAGCCATCCCAAGTAGGAGGATACGATGAAGATGTCATAGAATCCCATGTGTCAGTTATATCTTCCCAGTAAGACGTTCCTGTAAATGTTTCTTTCATTAATAGTCGTATTGCCTTATATGATATGGAGAACCATCTCTATCTTGATTGGCATATTTTTTTCCTTCTCTAATGGCTTCTTTCCATTTCTGTTCAAAGTATTGAGCTGATTGTAAAGTTTGAGGATTCAACTCATATCCTCTTGCTATAGCATAATTAGCTAAAGCATCGTGAAATTCATCTGGTATTGCAGGAGACTCAGCTAAAGCAATCCCTGTTCCAGAAGCAACAAAATTTTCATCATGCTTAACTACATGAACTGTTACTGTCTTTGCCTCATCTATTGATATATAATCAGCACTAGCATCAGTATCTGATTTCATTGCGAGACCAATAGAGTCTCTTTCTGTCCACCATACTTTTTTTAAAGCTGCTGTTCTTTGATCAACTGACATCTGTTTTCTCTATCCCTCCAACTAAACGAGGTATCTCATAGCCGTCATAGTCTACTCTTTTTATCTCAATAATATCATCACTTAATTCATAAAATCTTTGATTAGCAACTGATGTAAAAGTATACATAGTTTTTAACATCTTTGTTTTACGACAAAACTCATCATATGCTTTATTTAAAAATATACGTATTTGAGTCTCTCCTAAATTAGGATGATGTTGCTTTACTGTTTCTATTAATTGTTTTTGTGTCATAGTATTCTCAATGTCAGGGGAGCATTACACTCCCCCAACACGTTTTGTTTATTAACCTGCGCTGCTTGCTGCGTTATCTGCAACTGCATACATAGTAACATAATAGTTGGTGCCGTCACAAACAATGTCTGCTCTTTCACCTACAACTGCATTGCTAGCTACAAAAGTAACTTTATCAGCTGCGTCTATTACAACATTAGTATCGCCACATTCAACGCCATACATGACATCTGTAGTACCACCGATTATATCAAAATCGTTTGAACCTGCAGTCCCAAGTATAAATTTGCCTTCCCAACCTTTAGCGTCTCCAACAGCAGGTAAAGTAATATCATATGCACCAGCTTGTGAGCATATAAATGTTTTACCGCTATCTGCAGGGCTTAAAGTTTGATCGGATGCAAGCGTTTTTATTCCACCACTTGAACCACCTAAATAAGGTCTAGCCATATTAAGCCTCCTTACGCTGTGATTTTAAACAGATGATGACTTTCAATTAGCTGTATACCAACACCTTCATCAGACATATACTGATCTTTAACACCGTCAAAGGCATTATCAGTCTTAATGTTTGTCTGATACATAGATGGGCGATAAACTGCATGAAACAGATTTTCATCAGATACTACAGCCATATACTTGTTGTAAGGCCCACGCAATGCTGGAGTTGGAATCAACTGCAACATACCGTGAGGCGTTTCAAGTACTCTGTAGTTAAAACCAAGAGAATCACGCTTCATGTCTCCAAGAGAAACTGTCCAACCTGAGTTGCCAGCTATTCCTGAAGAACCAGCCATTTTAGACCAGTAACCCAAAGCACCAGCACCACAGAATGCACGCTTAACACCTGCTTCTGGAATGTACTGAAATACTTTTTCCATATCATCTACGAAGCTTGAGTATCCATATGAACTGTCAACAGTAAATACGTTTTGTGCATCATGTGTAGACGTAGAGTTACCATACTTTTCTAAAGCTGAAACAATTCCATATGTTGAACGAATTAAATTTTCATTTGTATCAGTTCTTCCACCATCAGCTAAAGTACCTTCATTAGGATCCGATCCTAAATTACCAGCATCATATGCTGCATCTCCAAGACCAGTTCCACCTAATCTTTGACCAAACAAAAATGCTTTTTCTTTTTGCATTTTGTGTTCTTGAGCTTTTTGCCTACGAAGTCTAGCCAATTCTGAAGACTCTCCACGAAGTACTGCTGCTTCTAAAGTACCAGTAACCTGTAAAGGTGTCTTAAAAATCTGACAAGAATTGTAAACAACGTCTAGTTCATCTGCCCATGCTTCTGGAGCTGAACTACCTTCACCGTGTGCATTACCTACTACTATAAAATAGTCATTATTAGAAACGGAAATAGCCGCCCCTGTTAATGCTTTTACAGTAATATGATTTGCTTCTGGTATAGCTGTAATAACTGCAGTACCTCTGTTTGTATCTTTGTCTGAGTTCCATATTTCACAAATCAAACCGAGCCAAGAAGAATCTGGTGCAGATGCTAGATTTGTTGCTCCATCGACTTCCAAAGAATCTCCATTATTATCATTATCTAATGTTGCTCCTTCTGCTGCTTGAAACTCTTGTTTTACCCAAGGATTACGATGTTCAAACATCTTAAAAATTGGGTCTGGGACATTTCGCATTTCCTGATTACTAATCATTGTAGTAAAAGGTGCAACGTCTGTCCATAGCTCCTTAGTGACCTGCGGATCTACGTAAAAATTCCGTCTATCCGTATAAAGTACACCAGAAGCTTTTAGTAGCTTTTCTGTAGCTGCCATTTTAACTCCTATTTGTTATTAGTTTACTTTATAACAATTACCTTCCAAAGAATGCATCATTAAACTTCTGTTGCTCATCACGAGGCTCTTCTGCTTTTCCTGTCTGCACTGCTGCAGTTCTAGGAACAGATAAACGCTCTGCTTGTTTTTGCATTTCTTGAGTTTTCTGTTGCACTACTGGGTTAGTATTTGTTCTCAATTCAAACAACTTTGCTAAATTGTCAAGAGTAAGATTATCAGGACTCTGCGACCAAGATACAAATTCAGCAGCTTTCTGCTGATCCCAGCCAAAATTATTAACAGCATGACTCATCGCTTGTCGTTGAATCATTTGATTTTGCTGTTGATGCATTTGCTGTTGGTATGCTTTTTGCATTTCCTGTTCTCTCACCTGATCTTTTTTTTGTAAAAAGTTCAAGTAATTATCTCTATACTCTTCTTTAGCTAAACGATACTTAAATGAATCACTCTCTGGATCATTATAAGCATCTACCTCATTGTATGAATGCGGTCTGTCAGGCGCTGATGGCTCCTTCAACGAAGGCTCTTGAAGTCCCTGAGGGTGTCCTTGAGCTTGTCCGTTGGAGGGTGACTGTTGCAACTGGTCAAGAACTTGTGGATTATTACGAATCATTTGCTCAACTGGAGCTAATGAATTTTTATAGTAATCCAATTCTTGTCGAATTGTATTTATTTCACCCTTGGCTTTGTCAGCTTGTGATTGCCAATATTCAAAACGAGTCGAGTCGTTTTTAGAGGAAGGTTCTGTTGTTGATTGCTCCGTAATTGATTGCTCCACTCCAGTAGCATTTTCTACTGGCACTTCCTCTGTAGGTATTGTAGGCTGTTCTGTTGCCAGACTAGCTTGCTCTACCTGTGGTTGATCAGCATTACGTGTTTCTAAGATATTCTCCATTACTTTTCCTTTGCGATTTGGTTATTTCCAGCAACCGCTTTCTTCAATTCTTTGTTAAGCAAAATTATTTTTTTAATATTCACCTTCATATAAACCCCTACCTTTTAAGTACCTGTAGATTAAATAGGGAGCCGCTGCGCCTAGGGCATATGTTGGCATTCCTCCAAATGGCCTTAATGCAGTTAACATTCTAGCTAATTTTCCACCAGAAGATGCTTTAGTTAATGCAGGTTTTGACATACTTTTTTTCAATATTTTTGAACCTCTTCTAGAAGCATCAAATTCTTCAATTAAGGTAGGGACTTGCAAACCGCCAGCTATAAGCGAATTTCTGCGAGCTTCTTCTTCGTTATCTGTAAATATAGGTGCCAAAACTCCAAATTTTTGAGCCACTCTTCCAACTGCAGAAAGAGGAGCTATAGTTTTTCTGTATAAAGGACTTTTATACTGTTCAGCGTGTCCAAGTTCATGTGCAAGCAGACCATAATTTTTTGAAGGAGTATTAACAGTATGACTTTTAGGATCATAACTTGCATAAAAAGGATTCATATCAAAAGGAGGTTTAAATCCTATATTTCTATATGCTTTATCTACATTAAGAACATTAATTTTTAACCTAGGGTCTTTTGCCATTGAATCTTTCATTAAAGATTCTGCTATACCTCGGTTTAAGCCTCCTATTTTTCCCATTTGACTTCCATAAGCTACAGACGCACCTAATAAACCCATATGCGGAACAGTAGTCTCTACATATCTTCTAAAGTCTCTATTGCCTTCTGGATGGTATGTAGTGTTCATTATCTAAAACCCTCTGGTGTCATTTTTTTATGCCAATCCATGTCTTTTTAATTTTTCCATTATATCTTCATCTGTATCAGCAAACTGCCAACCAGCATCATCTTTTCTATACTTTTTAATAACTTGCATTTTATCTGATGGGTCTTGAGAATTAACAAATTCTCTAAAACCTTCATCGTTTTCTACATAATGATCTACTAAACCACCACTAAGCATTTTCATAAAGGCACCTGCTGTGCCTCCACCCATCATATTATGCCAAACATAAGCACTATCTCTCATGTATTTTTTTAATTCTTCGTCTTGATTTATTCTTCCTAATTGATCACTCACTATCTAAAATCTCCTACGCCTATTGTATCGCCTTGTGGCAAGTCCTTTGTATAAGGATTAAATGCTACATTTAACAATGCTTTACTTAATTTAAAACCATATGGAGACAAACCTTCTCTTTCCATTATTTGATAAACTTCATTAACAGACATATTAGAATTAATTAAATCTCTATCTGCAGCTACCATTAAAGAGCCTATTGAGTATCCAATATCCCCTTCTCCATATCTTTTAAGAGCAAAATTCATAATATCCCCATCTGAGTCTTTTTTCAATAGGGGTGTATGAATTGCATATCTTTCTGCCCTTTCTGCATTTTCTTGAAATTGTTTATATCTACTTTGTTTAGGGTAAGAGGTAAATGTCTCTCCTTCGCCTTCATTAAAAAGAGCCATTGCCCCCATACTAGCTCCTATTCCGCCTAATGCACCTTTTAAAATACTCATTATCTAAAATCTCCTGCGCCCATAGTGTCGCCCTGTGGTAAATCTTTTGTAAAAGGACTTAATTGTTTTTTAAAAAAATCTATTTCTTGAAGCTTTCTATCTTGAGCATTCATAACTTTTTCATTATCTTTATACTCCATTTTGTATTCAATTGCTTTTTGTTCTGCTTCTGCATACCAATTTATTGCTTCATTTATCACATCATCTGAGTATTTATTTATATCTATTTTTTGTTGAGTATGTATTTTGAAAAGCAAATGTTCAATACCATAATCAAAATCAGCAAAAGGACTATATTTATCAGCCTCCTTACCAGTAATTAATTTTCCATCTTTGTAAGCTAATTGTATATTATCACCCCAAGGGTCATCATAAGTTATATTATCACTCATTACTCCTCCAGCCTTAACATTTCTTCATTCATTTCTCTAGACGTATTTCTACGCTCATCAAAGTCTGCTAAATCTTCTTTAGCTAATTTAAGCTCATCTGCTAAACGAGTTTGATATAGTTTAGCTGCCATTTCTACTTTAGCTTCTGCTTTAGCAAGTTTCTTTTCAAATTCTTTTACTTCTACACGCTTACGATCATGCAAGGACTCTCTTTGTGCGGTCTGAAGATCGCCCTTAAGGTTTTTAATTTCTTCAGCTTGTGCCTGCATTTGTTGTTGCATCTTTTGCATCTGTCCAGCTCTTTCTAATACACCTTCCATATCTGCAACGTCAGTCTGCTTAAGAACCTCAATCTGATCAATAAGACCAGTTTGATATAATTGCATATAATACTCAAACCTCGCCCAGCGATTAGATGGTAAAGTTGAGCCTGATAGCACAACCACATCATACTTACCAATAGTAATATCATTTACTTTGCCCATTAAATTGCCTATGTCATCATACAAAGGACTGTTAATTTCCATTTCTAAAGGTCTGTTATTTGGTTGCATGAGTCTAAATACCTTTTGATCGGTGTAGACATATTGAATCATGCCCACAACAACCTTTGCAAGTTGATTAATGCATTCTTCAATATCGTCTCTCTTTGACTTAATTCTTCTTTGTCCAAATTCATCTAACGCAACAGTTCCTTTAAAAGTCTGAGGAGAGCTACCTACGTCTCCCTGCATCATAGCATATATGCCTAATATTCTTTCTATATCTGCTTTTGCGTCTGCTTCGTTTTTATAAAGCTCATTTGGTAAAGGAACAGGCCCAGCTACGATAGGCTGTCCTAGTTCTGGATCAAATTCAATAACAGCTGTACCAGCTTTTCCCCACTCTTGCTCTAAAAGCTTTCTATCCATACTGCCTCTAGGTATAAGCAACTTAACATTGGTAGAACTTGACGCATGAGCAACTATAAGCGATCTAATCTTATTTATATACTCTTGTAGCCCTTTTACAAGCCTTACGTCACTCATAGGAAAAGGATTCCTGTTAAATCCATTCATAAAGGGAACAATGGGATAATCTTCAATAGGAAGATGAACCATAAATAATTTATTATCACCTACACTAACGCATTGATATATCTGAGTAATCTCTACTTCATTAACCATAATACCACCATCCTCAATAAGATCTGCCTTAGTCATTATATCAATTGTAGTGGTTGTACCTCGAATAGCACCTTGATGCTCCTCCCCTTTCATAGGGACTGGTTGTCCAGTCATAGGATCCTGCATTAAATGATAAGTAGTGCCAATCTCTTCTGCTATCTTCATATACTGACCTACGTTAGCCTTGTCTGTATATATAGTCTGCTCACCAGCATTAGTTACTAATACTATAGGTTCTTTCTTATATTCTTCAAAATCAACTTCATTTAATATTTTTTCTTCCTCACTTAACGGATCATATATCTTATAGTAAGGAAGTTTAATTTTTGTATATCTTTCAAAAAGCTCCAGTTCACGCTCATCTGTAATTGAATCACCAACGTTTCTTCTTTTTAAAGTAACATCTTCACTGTTTAATCCATATCTTGACTCGCTAACTGTGTTTAAGTAGCTAGTCTCAGCACTATCTCTTATTATATCTTCAAATTCAGGATACATAGAAATTAATTGAGTCTGTGTCACAATCTTACCAACTATAATATGAGCAGCATCCCTACAAAAAGGATCACTACTGCTAGGATCAATAAATAGCTCTAATGGGTCAATTGATTTTAACTTGACTTCACCAGAACCAAAGTCGGCATTGGGATCTATATAGGACATCATTACGCCCATGCCTTTTACATAGTAATCGTCTATTGCCTGTTTTAACTCTACATTGCCATTAGAATGATCCCAGATGTAAGCCATTAAATCAGAAAACATCCTGCCGACTTTAGCATCGCTATTTTCTCTAGCTGTTGATTGAAATTTTGGACTGTTTGCTGTAAGCATAGCTTTTGCTTGCTCTACAGCCGAATAAACAACATTGACAACTAAAGGCTCTTGAGCTCTATTGCGAAGTGCTGTTACCTGATCATCTGTCCATTGTTTGCCGTTCCTGAACTCATTATCCTCAACGGCTTGTTTTATCCAGTTCTGTCGTGCTGAACTGTACTCAGTAAGTAGATCTTGTGTTAATTGTACGTCTGTATCCTTTGCGGAGTCTTGATGCAATGTAGATTCCTATTTTAGTTACTTAAACTAATACTTGACTTATTTGTTCCCAAATTATGCTATTTTCCAACTTATGTTGTCTAAATTGTCCAGATTATAAGTATTTTTATTTTCTTTTGCAACTACTTTATGATTAGGAGTATAACATTTTTTCATTGCGTAAAAGAGTCCATCTAGAAGATCGTCATGTTTTCCACGAGGATATAACAAAAGCTCGTCACGTAGTTCTTCCATAGATTCTAACATAAACATTTTCTTTTGAGCAAAGTAAGGCTGCATGGTTTCCAGTCTTGAAGATTTGCTTGTTCTGGGGCTTTCTTTTATTTCCAGTCCAGATATAAATATTTTTTCCTCATCACAGCGTTGTTTTAAATACTCTCGTAGCATTTCCTGATAACCAACGCTTTCTACTCTAACTTTAACTGGTTTAAATATCTTAAAGTATTCAATAATGCTTTCAGCTAATTTCATGGGAGTTGCCCTCTGGCGGTAATACTGGAGAATATACCTATTGTTGTTTTCGTCTACCGCAATGGGCATGATTACAGAGTAGTCTGCCGTCTTGCGAACCGAAGAAGCAGGGTCAACCCCCATAAATACATTAACTGGAATTTCTTTCTTGTCATCATACAAGAAATGCCTTCCATCGTTATCAATCTTTAATTTATAATTATGATATTGAATATATTTCTCTTGAAACAATTGGTCTTCGTCACCAACAATCTGGCACATATACTCTCTATAAAACACAGAAGATCTACCAATTGATTCTAATTCTTTTTTCTTTTGAAGTAACTTGGCTATGGGTTGCCACTCTTCCCATAGAGCAACATTTTCTTTTAAATCTGGTGCAAAATGCATATTAACCCAGCCATCCATTGATTTTAGTATTTCAACTAAGCATCTCTGGTGCTGTGGTGTTCCAATAACTATAATCTTGCCTTTCTGAGGATCTAAAGACGGGACAGCACTTTGAAGGAGCCATCTAAGATTAGCTTCCATAGCTTCTGCTGTTTTAGTATTATTCTCATCTTCAGGGTCGTCAACTATAATAAGAGTAGGTCTTTGACTCCCTACCTTAATACCACGCAACTGTTGACCAGTTCCTTTGCATATAATCATAGAGCCATCTTTAAGCTCTACTTCAGTCTTTGACCATTGCTTCGCACTATGTTGGCCCCAATACCCATAGATTTGCCTGAAGGATTCGCTGTACTCTAAAGTGTCCTTGATAGTTCCAAGGAGCTTTATGGCGTGATCTTGGGTACGGGATACCAACACAATAAGTTTTGCCCCACTGTCGTTCATGATGTGATATAAGGGATAAACACCTCCAACGATAGAGGATTTGGCATGACCACGTGGGGCAATGATATTTACCTGTTTTTTATCGTTATTTGTTAATACTTTAGCTATTTCATAATGAAACCAAGGAGAAGCAGCAGAAAACATATTACTCATAATAACTTTTCCAAATAGTATCATACTATCCTTCAATTTACTATGTATATATTTTTTATCTTTTTCCACGTTTCTTTTTGGGCTTATATGGGCACTTAGTCATGTTACTAATCCTAGTTTCGAGCAAATTGCCTGTTTTTATGCCGCAATGAACGTTACCCTTGGTTATACCTGCAAATGGACATGTTTTGCTCTTTAAGGCACAAAATTCAAACAATTAATCGTATTCTTGTACAAACTGTTCATAGTAATAGCCATATGTTTCCATTTCATTTAATGCATCTATAGCTATTTGGGCAGATTGCCTAGAATCTCCATCAAGTATTACCGCAATAGCGTGTAACGCCTTGACAGCTGCTTCTAGCTGCTGATCTTTTCTACGACTATCAGTATATCCTTCATATTGAAGTTCTGCTTCATTCAACTGGTTCATTTACTTCTGATTTTCTCTGTAATGTTAATTTTTTTTCTTCTTTAGCAATAGTATCTGCTATTTGCTTTGTCATATCTACTTGTACTGTGTCTGTAATAAGTTGTTTATTGGGCTTCATCTCTAATAAGTCCATAATATAGTCATTTGCTTTTAAAAAATTATTTACATCGCCTTTTGACTCTGCCATCTGCAATGCCCTGATAATATTATCTAAAGCGAACTCTTTATTGATAGCTTTATCGCTTAATAATTCTTTTACTTTCTTTTCTACCATACGTTTAGCTGTTTTTTGCTTGAGGAATCTTCTAACGGTTGCTGCAGGAACGGATTGATCTGGTCTATAAATTTGTCCAAGAGCATCAAAGTCCACCGCCTTACTGTCCAAAAGCATATTTGCATAAGCATTAACAGTATTTTTAGCCCTTGATGTGCCAGATTCTTCATCTACCCAAGACCTCTTGGGATTTGTCTTGCTGTATACGCCATACTTGTGGTTTTCCAAGAATTGTATCTTAGAGAACCCACTATCCCATCCAACTCCACAGGTAAGCTTAACAAATGTTTTAACTTTTCCATTCTTGTCTGTATAATCTTTTCTAGCATAACACTCAGATACAAAGTTATCATCCGTAATAGCCCAGTCTCCAATTTCTGCTTGTCTCCAATACACATAATCCAGCTTTTTATTGTCTGCTTCATCCTTTGTGTAGACTGGATGTTTGCTTGTTTTTCCATTAATTCTTCTTTTTATTTGCACGTGTAGCTATATGTACATATAGCTATATGTTCATGTAGCTATATGTTTATATATATATCTCTATGTTATTAATCCATACTCTCTTTGTTAGATTTAGGTAGCCCTAAATTTTGTGAAACTATCCTAGAAACTATCTCATATTCAGCACTTAACACATCAGCGTTATTTTCCTGAAATGAGACCAATTGCTGGTATTGATCTTCGCTCATAGTCTTCTTTTCCCACTTATTAGTGGTCATATTAAACACTTCGTACTCTCTTTTAGGTTTTAATTTCATAAATTACTTTAACTTAACACTTATAGACTTTATAATACAACGCCTTATTCTAGATTTTGTTTCATGTACTCTTTCAAAACTGTAACAAGAATGGGAGTGAGGGAAACATTGAGTAGGTACCCCCCATTAAGATGGGTTGTATGGATCTATTTAGGTTGAGTTGAAAGGTTGAGTTGAGTTGTCACTACAAAACGGTATCAGCTACGCTGATCCAGCTCTACATTTCCCCACCCTGATACTCTTCAGCATGCCCAAGTGTATCGCTATACGCTTACACTTCCCCATGCTATGATGAGTATCAATACATATATAATCCATACAATACCTTGGAGTACTACAGCTCAAATGTTTCCTCTATGTATGGCAATTACGCCTCAATTATACACAAACAATAGGAGATTGTTTTATGGAATTTTTTATTCGCATTCAAGCACAAATTAGAGAAAACTATGCTTTTCTACCAAATGGAAACATGAACACAGAAAACCCTATCTGGAAACTTAAGGGCTGTCAATATTTCATTGTCAGAGTTGATCTTGATCACTTTATGGACAATAGGGATGAATACATTGACAATTTTCAGAAAATCCTAGATAATGAAAGCTCAAAGGGTTGTCTTGAGTTTGATTATCTTGGCCATGAGACACTTAGTCAAATGGATAGGGTTCTGGATGTTAGTGTAACCTCCATGATGAAAGAGTCAGTCACTTGATTGGCTCTTTCCTTTATGTATGAAATTAGGCTAGTTTTACATACGTTCACATTCTTTTCAAGGTTGATGATAAGTCGTGTTGTAAAACAGCCTAAAATTTTAGATTGTAAGGGTCGCAACCTATAATATAGCTTAATTAACTATATTAGTGATGGTGTTATCGCCCTATCCAACGGGGTAGGAGGTAACATCATCTACAATCGAATTTTTATAAAACAATAACAAATAGGAGTTAAAATGAAATCAATATTTCATTTAATAGATGATGTACTTAGTTTTTGCGATCATAACGAACTAATACCAACGGAAATACGAACTTTTAATGGTGGAGATGTATATGTTAAGTATGACAAAAAAGAGCCAGATGCAGAAATAGAATTTAATAGATTCTTAAGAGAATTGCGTAAATGGTGTGTATACACTGGCAGAAATTATAGTATAATATCACATGTTGATTTAGAAATAAGAATAAAGGAAGATTGAAAATATGCAAACTTTCCTTTATGTCTGGTAATTAAATCTAAATTGGAGGCTTTATGCTACTAAAAACCTTAAAAACAGCTTGTTGGTTAACTGTTGGAGTTACAGCAATAGCTATAGAAACAACCTCTAAAGGTGTTAAACATGTCCATAACGAAGTGAAATCAGGTAGACCTCAGAAACTTGTTCACTATCATTGCCATAAGGCAAAGAAAGCTTTCAGCAAAGCTGAAAAAGAAGAAAATATAGTTGATAGTTTCTTGAATAGGTTTTCTACATCGTGAGTATCATACAGAGTGTAAGTACAGCCATTGTGCTTGCACTCTGCACTTTTGCAATGATATTAGGCTTTGCAACTATGATATGGATATTCTTTGGAGCAGTTTCTTAACAATAAAATATAGCCTCACTTATGTGGGAC